TGGTAGCCGAACATCAGGTGTTGGATTCCACTCTTCTTGGAAGCGTCAATGTATGCTTGAAAAATGTTTGGGTCTTTGATAAGCATATCGTCTTCAATGAGGAAGATGTGATCACAACCAATGTTCAACAAATGTTTCATTGCCTTATTTTTAGATGCCGCAACTCCCAAATTTGTTTCGTTTGTATGGATATAATAATTATATCCGGGGCATTCAAATGGATCACCATCATTGATGATGATCAACTCCAACCAATTACACCCATCAATACTATCCAACAATTTTTTTAGAAATTGTGGACGATCTTTGGTTATAATACCTAACCCGATTCTTTCCTTCATATTTTAAAATTCTTAATCTGATCCGTCAGATTCTTGTATTGCTTATCCTTATCAATCCAGAGTCCTTGGTCTTTCAGCATTTGTTCCATCGTTTCCAGATTCTTGGGATCGAGAACGCTTTCCCCCGTCTCAACGAGATTACCTTTCTGATCAATGAACTCACCAATCCACGCAATCCTATCATCGAGATTTGACATGTCAACGGGAATGATCGCGGGACAATCCTCCGCAATGAAAAACGGGGTGTTTCCCAAATGATCGGAATATTGTTCATAAAGACCTGCGAAGATGTCATCAATCTCCCGAATGTAATTAAGATTCGTGTCGCGTGTCCCATCATTGACAATCTTGATTGATGGATCATATTTCAACCAGAAGATGATATCTAGATTTTTTAAGGAACGACGAACAATATCAACGGTGAGTCCCAAAACTTCTTCAGAGATTAAGTTATTTTCAGCGGCATGTAGGGAATATGCAAGATTATCTAAGGGGCAGCGATCATATACCACGTATTTTTCATCTTTATTTTCTTCCAATGTAGTAGTCATCCAATCAAGAATCAAAATCTGCGTTTCCGTTGTGGTCTTTGAAGAATGTTCAAGATTATTCTCCGTTAGAATGTCACGATATGTTTTCGCAGTTGTCTTATACATTGGCCACTTTTTCAAAAAAGCTTTCACTAATGTTGATTTTCCGGTATTCGATGTCCCCACAATGGCTGCTCTCATAATAATATTAACTTAACAGATAATTATAGGATTGCAAGCTACTTTGTTCAAATCTTGATAGAATAGTAATTAACTCGTTTTTTGAAAAATTTTGAACTTTTATACTAAATACTTATATGACCAAATCAATACTAAACGAAATAACAAGAATATCGAACAACTCAAAATATGTCAAATGGTATGTTACCATAATAAATAAATCTTTATCAACTCAATATTCCGATGATGTCTATTGTGAAAAACATCACATCATACCAAAATCGTTTAAACGATTTGTCGATCCTGAAATTCTATCTTGTGATGATAACGTAGTCATTTTACCCGGAAGAGATCATTTTATAGCACATCTTTTGCTGACGAAAATGTTTAATTGTAAAATTAAGAACCAAAAAATGAATTTTGCCTTCTTCCAAATGAGATTAAAAAATAAACACCAAGAACAACGATATGTTAATTCTAGATTTTATGAATCTCTTAAAAAAGCAAAACCTAAATATAAAAAATTATACATGAGTGAAAATGTTATATATGTTAATATATTAGACCCCAACCATTATGATGAAATGATTTTACAAGGATGGACACCTATCATGCCAGAAGAGTATAAAAAAGGTAGAGTTGGTAATATGATTGGTAGAAAACATAGTGAAGAAACCAAGAAAAAAATGAGAATATCAAATAAATTGGTCGATAGATCATTTATGAGAGGTAAAAAACATTCAAAAGAAACAATTGAAAAACAAAAAGAAACTAGGCGTATCCGAAAATTAGAAAATCCACACATCTACGATGCGGGTATTAAAAGAACTAAAGAAAAAAGAAAACAAAAATTCGCATCCGGTGAATTATCGGTGAAGGGTGATAAAAATCCAAGATATGGTATCAAACTTTCTGATGCGTGGAAGGCGAGACAGAGTGAAGTAATGGAACGAAATGCTAACAATGGAATGACACATTTAGAGTTATGTGAACAAATAATTATACCAGCTTTAAAAGAAAAACCTTTAAATATTAAAGAAATACAACAATTAGCCAATTGTAACTGGCGACCACATTATATTAGAAGTATAGTGGAGCAAATTGATCCTAATTTTGATCTGAGTAGGATTAAAAAAATGACATATAAAAAGAAAGAAAGTGATAATAAAAAACACGCTGAAAGATTACAACGAATGAACAACAATGGAAGAACTTTTGAAGAAATCTTCAACGAATCTTTAGCACCAAATATAACAGAACATTCAAATGTTTATCAAATTATGAAAGATTTAAATGTTTTAATGAAGACTCTCAGATTGATAATTGAAAGACATCATCCTGAAGGATTGGATTTTTGGAATAGGCTGATAACATATTCTGTTAAAAATTTTAAGAAATTGTCTTAAATTTCTTGACGATGAATTTGAGAATTTTTGACCTTACGATATCATCTTCCGTAAATTCAAATGTCCTGATACCATTATCAATGGATTCTTGATCGTTGAAGGCATTATAAACAGCCTGAAAACCACTCCTCTGGATATCTGGTTGCATGTGATCTCCAGCTAAGACCATAATGCTATTCTCCCCCAGCCTACTAGCAACCGTAAGAATTTCCTTGGTTTCCATTTGCTGCGTTTCATCAACTAAAACAAACATATTATCCCATGTGTGTCCTCTAGCGTGGTTTACTGGCATAGTTTCGATGATACCAGCTTTTTGAATTTTAGGTAAATCCTTATCTTCTACCAGCTTATTTATCAACTCAAAAGCTACAGCATTAAATGGTAATGTCTTGTCTGCTTCTGACCCCGGAAGATATCCCATGGATTTGGAAGCACTTTCAACCATGGCTCTCACATAAAGAAGCTTTTCAAATCTTTGTTCTTTAATCAACGTCAATCCACAATAAATAGATGTCCAAGATTTTCCAGTTCCGGCTGGGCCTTGAATTATAACAACCTTAGTATTTGGATCGTTTATAATTGAAACCAACTCTTTTTGTTTGTCGGTTAATTTGAAAGCTCTGTTTTTAAATTTGAAGTCAATCTTATTGTAGCTATTGGCGATAGCACTTTCAACATCTACTAAATTGACTTCCCGGCGTTTTCCTTTCGGAGCATTTTTAATTGCCATGTTGATATTACTTAGTCAAAATCTGAGTAATATCTATGTGTGATCACCGTCTAACCAACGGATAAATATTATATTCTTTATCCCACATGAAACAATCCAATTTCCTCTTTGGTTTGGATATTAGCTTATATTTGATAATGCTTACAACATCATCAATGGAAATCTTTTCCCCTTTCTTCTTACGCTTTAACATGAAGAATTTAAGAACCTTTTCATTCAGAGATTTCTCATATTCCCTCACGACTTGCTGTTCCACTTGTTTATATTTCTCTTGGATATTTGTTACTTCTTCAGATGGGACTCCTCGTCCACTTGACATATCCCATACAGCGTTTAAGTAATGTGTTGCCAGATGTCTAGCAATTTTAGTGGCTTCTTCTTTTTGTTCCTCAGTCATAGGACTAGGAAATGTCGCTTCATATACGTTTTTCATAATTTTTATCCTTCCAGTAAGCCCCCTTTGGGAGCAGTCTTAATATCAGCCGAATACCTCACAGCACCGCCCGTAGCTTGTCCATGAAATTCATTTAGAAGTTCGTCCATGTTGATGCTCTTGGCACCAAATACATGTTGCTCATAGATGTTTCCAATCTCCGCATTGATTCGGTCATGCCCCCAAGCATCCAAAATTGCCCCAGCAGAACCTCCGTATTTTTCTTTAAAAAACCCGCTCATATTATTATTTATTAAATTCTATTATATTTATTATTCACCACCACTTAAAATCCATTGTTCTTCCCCATTATACTTTACTAAATTTTCAATGATATTCTTACATTCATCACTATATCCAACTTCAATATCATAGATTTTAGCATCCAAATCCATGAGGCAAACAAAGGGAGAATGGGTTGCCACGATGATTTGGTATTCCTTGGACATCCTTTTCAGAAGAGCAAAGAGTTCCATCTGCTTGGGTAGGGATAATGCTCGCTCTGGCTCATCCAGAAGCAATGTCACCCTGCCCGTGCGCGGTAGGGAACGGATGTAATCGACCTCTCCAACTTGTGCGGGATGGGAAGAAACATACTTGGTGAGATCAGGAGGACTCTTGAGCATGTTGAATAGTTTGTTGAGCTTTTTCAAACGATATTGACCCGATGATGGTTTCTCAACCATTGCATCCATGTGTTCCGCTTCCGTGGTCATACCATCTTCTGATGAAATATCCTTGTGAGTGAACCATCCCCATTGGTCAATCTTTACATCCCCTTCATTATAGAAGGTTGGTGTTCCATCCCAACCCACAATACAGTCGGATTGACCGGGGGAATAGGCGCGATACACGTAAGGGAAATGACTTCTCTGCTGCGCTCCCAGAGCAAGTTCCGAAGAAATCCTAGACCATCCCGCATATCCATTGGGGATGCCACAATATGCCTTGAGCATTTTTAGAACACTGGTCTTGCCGCAGCCATTTGGACCATTCAAAATAGTTAGCCCTTCCGAAAATTGGAATTCAATTCCCTTGTGGAAATTGGGAAGCTCAGTGGCAAACCCATTTAGAATTTTAATATTTGTTATCATTTCAATCCCCAAGATGTTCCATTAAACCATTCGTGTCCCGATTTATTGTTCAGCGTTGCTTCCATGCGTTTGGGCGGTTCCAGTTGAACGGGTTGTTCTGCGATTTTTTCTGCTTTCAATCTTTCAATTGATTTTTGTTTAAGCTCTTCATCCCGTATCTCTTGTTGTTTTTGCTTTTCTTCCAATTCTTCGGGTGTCATGTATTCACCATACCATTTATTCCAAGTTCTTCCAACCAATACATTATCGTCATTATTCACAGAACTGACATGGGAATCATCTTTAAGATCATCCGTTTCGTCCGTTGTAATGAATTTGAAATTCTCATCCTCTTGCGCTTTGATTTCC